TGCATCAGCAGCTTCTGCACTTGCACCACTAATTGCTACAGCTTTAGAAACTGTTTCAGTTAAACGTGCTGTGTCATCCATTGTGAGGTTTAAAGTTTTGGCATTATCACTAAAACGCTGGTAGACCTGTAACACAGAATCCCAAGCCGAATAGGTTTTTTGAGCAATTCGGAAAGTGTCTTCCGTTGCTTTATTTAGTTCAACTTGATTATTAGTGACCAACTTAAGACGGTTTTGTAGTCCAGTATATGTATCCATCTTTGAAATGGCAGAACTTACTGTTACTAGCCCAGCCATATACCCAGCTAGTGCTCGCGTAGCTACAGATAAGTTGTCCATAGACTTAGATGCAAACTCACCTTTACGCTCAATACTATCCAGTTCATTGCCTAGATTGCGCGCATTTCGTTCTGCATTTTTTGCATCAATTACAATGACGAGACGTGATTCTTGTGCCATCTTACTTTCCTCTAGGCAATAAAAAGCCCACTCAATGAGTGGGTTGTTAAGGTTGATTTTTGGGTTAGTGTTTTTGCTTAAGATGCGCTCTTGTTCTCGTGATATCTCAATATGCTGGCAACCTTTTGGAACAGATAGCCCACTAAGAATCCATTTAAGATTATCCCGATACCTGTAATAACCATGATTCCTGACCATACGGTCTCGGTGCCATAATAAGTTCTTGGAACTTCAACTCGGCCAAACACAAGTATAAAAATAAATCCAGATATAATACCTAGAACAATTAACCCCCATCCGATGGCATTGCAAACTTCACTTTCTTTCATTGTTTGATATTGTGGTGTGCTCATGCTGTATCTCTTCTTTAATTACCAATTCGAATTTACTTTCTGCTGAGTTTTAATCTTTTCAGCCATATCATCCGATAGAGTATTAATCTTACTAATAATCAGTGGTGTGGACTTCCTACTTTCAGTTATAGGGTAATTTTGTGCAGGCATCATTATTCCAGCACTCATGTGCGATGGAGCGCTATAGGTTAAACCATCATAACCCACGCGCATTTTCCCATCCTTAGTGTCCACTCTTACAGTAAAATCAACACGTTCGTTTCCTGTCATTGCCAAGCACTCCATGCCCGAACAAGGATATCGCATATTGCCCTTTCCAATGATAGTGCCTGATGCCTTATCTTCATATTGAATTACTGCGTTAGCAGAAGCAAAAGCTACAGCGAACCATTGTCTAGCGCCATCATAAATCTGTGCTTGGTTTAATCCATCAATTTGATAAACCTTTTCAAATTTTACAGGCTCTGAGGGTTGTTGGGGAGTTGTCGCACACCCCGCTAAGCCCAATCCAAGAAATCCCGCTAATAAAATCTTTTTCATAATGTAATCCATTTGTTATTAATCTCACACAATTTAACAAATGGACAAAATAATGTCATCAAGAACTTAAAAAGGAAGATTCTCTACTAGTCCATGTGGTCAAGCCAAAATACATCCTCAAAATTTTTACATACACCTACTTTTTTGAGTTCTTTATATATAAGTAAGGCTGTATCGATCTTGACAGAATGTCCCTGCTCGGCTCTTGTCACATAGTTTGATAGAACTCTGCTACCACTAACAAAACCACACCGCTTTGATAGCTCATAAACCGTTAAGCCTGCTTTTTCACGCAAACAAGCAACATTATTCTTTACTTCCATTGCTGCACCACAAGTTAAATTTTAGAATATTGTAGCACAATAAAAGATAATTACTATTTTTTGTGTTAGCACAACAAAAAGAATTGACACAATAAAAGATATTAAATAAGATGACTTCATCAAGGCTAAAAGCCATGAAAAAGAAAACCCCTTGCAGACGTCGAAATCAGGCAAGGGGTTTATGTCTAAACCAATGGAGATTTAAGACATGTCTAATATAGCACAAATCAACGATACCAAAATATCAATTGTTAACTTCAAATCTGTTCCAGTTGTTACTACAGCAATGCTTGCTGATTTCTATGGAACCGATACAGACAACATCAAACAAAACTATTCTCGAAATAAAGAGCGGTTTGTAGAAGGTAAACACTTCTTCAAAATTATTGGTGAAGAATTGAAAAAATTTGTAGGTGACTTAAAGTCACTTGCAAATTTCCCTGCAATTTCAAATAAAACTCGATCCCTTATCTTATGGACAGAACGCGGTGCTGCACGTCATGCCAAGATGTTAGACACAGACCAAGCATGGGAAGTTTTCGAGCAACTTGAGGATTGCTATTTTGTCCGTAAAGAGATTTTAGCCAAAACCCACAAATCAGAACGTGAACCCCTAACCAATGCTGTAAATCTTCTTGTAGCTAAAACTAAGCATTTGAATTACAGCGATGCTTATAAATTAGTTCATCAGCGTTTCAATGTTCAGCATATTGATGAAATTCCATACGATGTAATACCTGTGGCTGTGGAGTATGTTCACCACTTAATTGCTATGTACAGCAAGGCTGAAAAACAAGGTTCTTTATTTGATGAAGATCAATTTAAGCTGCTCAAGAACCTAATTGATGCAATTATTTCCCAAAACTTTGCGACTAGTCGAATCTATCGAGCAGTACATATGCTTAACAACGAGCAAGGACACTACTTAGCTGAATATGCTTTTAAAACTAATATTGCAGTTCTAAAACTTACTCGGGCAATGGATTTAAGAGGGCCACTTAATAGAAAAATCATTAGTGATGATTTAAAAACCATAAGCTACACAACAGGCAATCAACATTATAGCGACCGTTGGTTTCATCCATTGATGGAATCGGGAATGCTAGCTGGTGCTTTGCGAATTTCTGGTGGTTGGTAGTCTTCTAACAAAAAAGCCCTTCGGGGCTTTTCTCTACATAAAAACACCCTCATATTTGAGGGTAATTTAACAAGTGGTTAATAATGGCGCAATAAAAAACCATCTTCTGGTGGTTTAGACAGCTTCATCAACAATGTTATCCACTTTGTCTTCTTTTGGAAAGAAAAGCTTATGGTTGGTATTTCGGTTTTCTGCCATGAATTTTCTTGCAGTCATGTCTTTAAATTCATATGCCGACCAGACTAAACCTGCATAGAAGTCTATAAATTGTAGCTCAAGGCACTTTGAGCTATCCATTGGCATAATATTGCATGACTGGTTAACAATTTGGTTTTCAATGCCACACTCTAAAACCATCTGTTTTAAATACTCACCCATATTCCATTTCAACGAAACCCGCTCACTTCTTCTGTCAGGCATAAAATCTACATATTTATGCTTGCAGATAGTCCCAAGAAGTAAAAGTTTCACCATATAATTATAGAAAGCATTTGGGTCGTTCTTGAATCTTGCATTAACAAATTCTTTATTTGCTGTAATTGAGCGAAGTTGTATATCTGGATGGTCTTTGATAAGTTTCGCAGTCAATTTGACGAATATTTCTTTATCTTTTAGATTCAAATCAACTGATTTTAATTCATTTTTTAAAGGTCTTTTTCTTTTTTCATATAATGCTCTTACAATACGCTGAACATACTTAACCTTATTCTCAGGCAAACAGATTGCTGCTAACGTAAGCATTCGACTGGAACCACCCTTTTGATAAGGCTTTTCCATATTCCAACCTAAATCACCACTTTCATCCAAGTATATAAATGTTCGCATATTTTATTATCAAGCATTAAAAAGCCCCTAAGAAACTTAGAGGCTAGAATTCGGTGCGGCACCTAGAGGCAACGTATTTACAATACGTTTACGATTATCGCAGTGTTTATCGTACCTCAATCTAGGCGTGGTGTATTTATACCGCGCTGCGACTACATTGATAGAATATTTGATAATGACATTCCTGTCAATACAGAATCGCCTAGTCAATGTCAACCACTTGACCGTATTATGTTACATCAATCGCGTTACATCCCGTCGCTTGTTCACAGTTAAGTATCGCACGTCAGCATTTAAGTCTTCGTCGCTCGTTGCGTCGCCTTCTTATGGCACTCCTCCAAAAACAAATTATCCAACGCAAAAATACAGTCATTAAAAATATGAGCAGCCACTGGCAAATCATTATGCTCTGCATAGACATTGATTGCCTGCTGATCTAAAGATAAAGGGATACCCTGCTCATATCGTCGGGATCTGCAAATAGTGCTAAATGCCGAAAGAATAGAGTCAGCCGCATAAGAATATTCTGGCGGATCCGGAATACGGCCACCTAAGAATTTGATTTGTTCGATTTCGTGCGGCGTTTTCGACGCATACGTTTTTTGGTATTTGTAGAGCTCGATGACTTTCCCAGAATTAAAGCCTTGTCCTTGTCGGCTTCTTCCTGAATCTTCTGGGCCTGTTCTTTAATAAATAGCCAGATCGAAATACCAATATCACCAAGATTAAGAAGCTTTGAGGCATTCTCAGGTGTATATGGCTTTTCGGTCTCAACAGTTTTACCGTCTACGATTTCGGCAAATACCACACCTTTCCAGTCTTCTATTAAATGGGCAGCACACGCATCCATTAACAATTCATGGTAAAGCTTGGCATTTTCATCTTTGACCATCACATCATAGCCTTTAGACGAGATCTGATTTCCTGCTCGTTCAATAGCTACCTGAAAAGGCTTATAAGCGATACCACGGACTTTAAATTCTGCCTGTACCTCTCCATCAGCCCCCTTGTATTCACACCATTTTGATACGTCCGAGCTTTTAATAATTCCGACTTTTAAAGCCATAACAACCTCTAATTTTTAGAAATAAAAAAGCCCATGGGTTTCCATAGGCTTTGTTACTGAATAAGTTGATTACACAAGAGCACGTATAATCGTTGGACTAGTACGCACTTGGGCAAAATTGATATCTATTGTAATGATGTCATCGCCACCACCATCCGGGTGATTTGCTTCCTTAACTTCAAGTTGCGGGAAGTTAAACGAGTACTTACTTCCTTTGGTGTCTGTAATATCGAAGGTCAATGTAAAAACATCACGGGTTTTAATAGCATCTATCCAAGAAGCAGATGTTGCTGAAAACATGAAATTAGCATTTACGCCAATATCCATCATTTTCTCTAAGTAGAACTCAGGCGTGTACTTACCTGAACCGATACAACGGATCGCTTCTAAATTATTACTAAAGTTGATGGTAAGTGTCTGCAGACAAGCTTTCCCTTGAATTGACTGACCATTAATAAGTAGCTTTTCAACGTTTGGCATACTCACCAGAGGGCGAGTCGATGCTGGAATAGGATTTGTAACAGGATTAACCTGCTGTCGCGTAAATGAGCTACCTACTAAACCAAAGTTACCAGTGATTTTGCCTGTGGTCTGGATCGTCATTTCACCTGTATTCACTTGAATACCGCGATAAATAAAGACTTGACCAATATCTTCAAAGACTTTTACCAAGGTAAGAGACTTACGTACTCCACCACCAAAACTTAAAGCATTTGCAGCCCAGTTATTGAAAGCGAGAACATTTAAGAATAAGTCAAAGGTACCTAGTGATAATTCAAACTCTAGTTGACCAGTTACTTCGGCTTCCGTTACAACAGCGCCTTGGCGAAAACGTGAATCAACTACTTCACTGCTATCTTCAGTAGTAACATTTTCAGTCAAACTATCAGTAACACGACGAACGGTGTACCAGACTGGATTTGCAGGAGTTGTTCCTAAAACTGCTTCCTCACAAGCATATAATCGAATTTTTGCGCCTGAACTCATTTATGGTTCTCCAAAATTTAGGCAATAAAAAACCCGCTGTTTAAGCGGGTTATTAAAGTGTTTCGTCTGTGTCTGAGATTTCCGGAGGTTCTACCCCTGCCATTGCAGCAGCTACAGCTTCAGATAAATTATTGGGCTGGAAATCAACAGGTGTTTCAGTTTGAAAAATTTCAGGCTCTGGCTCAGGTTCTTCATGCAATCGAATATCAATCCAGCGAGTTTCTGGAATATCTACAGGATTATCGAAATCAGGAATAATTGAGGCTGTTTCGATATCAAATTTTTTCTTGTAGGTTTTTCCGCTTAAACAGCGGGTTTTTTATTGCCTAAATTTTGGAGAACCATAAATGAGTTCAGGCGCAAAAATTCGATTATATGCTTGTGAGGAAGCAGTTTTAGGAACAACTCCTGCAAATCCAGTCTGGTACACCGTTCGTCGTGTTACTGATAGTTTGACTGAAAATGTTACTACTGAAGATAGCAGTGAAGTAGTTGATTCACGTTTTCGCCAAGGCGCTGTTGTAACGGAAGCCGAAGTAACTGGTCAACTAGAGTTTGAATTATCACTAGGTACCTTTGACTTATTCTTAAATGTTCTCGCTTTCAATAACTGGGCTGCAAATGCTTTAAGTTTTGGTGGTGGAGTACGTAAGTCTCTTACCTTGGTAAAAGTCTTTGAAGATATTGGTCAAGTCTTTATTTATCGCGGTATTCAAGTGAATACAGGTGAAATGACGATCCAGACCACAGGCAAAATCACTGGTAACTTTGGTTTAGTAGGTAGCTCATTTACGCGACAGCAGGTTAATCCTGTTACAAATCCTATTCCAGCATCGACTCGCCCTCTGGTGAGTATGCCAAACGTTGAAAAGCTACTTATTAATGGTCAGTCAATTCAAGGGAAAGCTTGTCTGCAGACACTTACCATCAACTTTAGTAATAATTTAGAAGCGATCCGTTGTATCGGTTCAGGTAAGTACACGCCTGAGTTCTACTTAGAGAAAATGATGGATATTGGCGTAAATGCTAATTTCATGTTTTCAGCAACATCTGCTTCTTGGATAGATGCTATTAAAACCCGTGATGTTTTTACATTGCTTTTAAAGCCATAACAACCTCTGATTTTTAGAAATAAAAAAGCCCATGGGATTCCATAGGCTTTGTTACTGAATAAGCTGATTACACGAGAGCACGTACAATCGTTGGTGCTGTACGGACTTGGGCAAAGTTGATATCTAAAGTAATGATGTCGTCACCCCCGCCATCTGGGTGATTGGCTTCCATCACTTCTAATTGAGGGAAGTTAAACGAGTATTTACTGCCTTTGCTGTCTTTAATATCAAAGGTCAGCGTAAACACATCTCGGGTTTTAATGGCATCAATCCACCCTGCCGCAGTTGCCGAGAACATGAAGGAAGCATTTGCTTCGATATCCATCATCTTTTCAATGTAGAACTCTGGTGTGTACTTGCCTGAGCCGATACAACGGATTGCTTCAAGATTGTTATTAATTGAAAGCGTAAGAGACTGCAAACACGCTTTACCTTGAATCGTCTGTCCATTTACCAGTAAGTTTTCCACGTTTGGCATGCTGACCAGTGGACGGGTTGTTGCAGCTATAGGATTAGTGACAGGATTGACTTGCTGACGTGTAAATGAGCTACCTACCAGTCCAAAATTACCAGTGATTTTCCCAGTTGTTTGAATGGTGATTTCACCGGTATTCACCTGTACACCACGGTAAATAAATACCTGACCGATATCTTCAAATACTTTGACCAGTGTTAAAGATTTACGTACGGTACCGCCAAAGCTTAAAGCATTTGCTGCCCAGTTATTAAAGGCTAAAGCACTTAAGAATAAGTCAAATGTTCCAAGAGATAGTTCAAACTCTAACTGGCCTGTTACCTCTGCTTCAGTAACCACACCACCTTGTCGAAAACGTGAATCTACTACTTCACTGCTTTCTTCAGTTGAGACGTTTTCAGATAAACCATCACTGACACGGCGAACCGTGTACCAGATCGGGTTTGCCGGAGTTGTTCCCAGCACCGCTTCTTCACAAGCATATAATCGAATTTTTGCGCCTGAACTCATTTATAGTTCTCCAAAATTTAGGCATAAAAAACCCGCTTCATCAGCGGGCAGTTATAAAAGATGGGCGTAAAAAAACCCGCTAAATTTGCGGGTTTTTAATGTGTTGCATCTGTGTCGGAGATCACTGGCGGTTCCACACCATTCAAGGCTGCAGCTACTGCCTGAGATAAGTTAGTAGGCTGGAACTCCAATGGTGTTTCACTCAACGGTTCTTCAGGCTCTGGTTCGGGTTCTTCATGCAATCGAATATCAATCCAGCGAGTTTCTGGAATATCTACAGGATTATCGAAATCAGGAATAATTGAGGCTGTTTCGATATCAAATTTTTTCTTGTAGGTTTTTACTGCAATATCCCCATCTTCATGCTGCTCATAAGACACAGCAACAAGAACATTACCGTTTGCATCTTTAGGCATTTCAATGTACCAGCCCTCTTTAGCAAATCCCAGAGAACCTTTAATCAGGTAGTCACCTGTACCTAACTTTTCAAAGTTAATCGGCTGTTTTGAGGCATCTTCATTGAGTTCAAGTGAATCAGCAAATAGTCTTGCAATCGGTGAAGCTGCCTTGTAAACCCCGTTCGAATCAACAGTGAACCCCTTGGAGCGAAGTTCGCCAGAAGTCTCAACAGTAACCAATTTGCCGCTGGTCGCGCTGTTATTGGTCGTATAAACGATATTGTTCTTGCTCGTATAAACGATTTGCTCTGCTTTACTTAAGGTGTCAGTGGATGGCACATAATTCCATGCAATTACAGCCATACAATTGGCGCGTGTTGAGGTGTAATATGGTAAAAATAACTCCGTACCTGTAAATTCTCCACGAGTAACCACGATAGAAGGTGCATAAGCAGCTATATAGGGATTTGTATAAATACTAGTGGGTGCATTCTTAAAACGAGTCTTTTGTCTCCCTGCTTTATAACCAGCATCAATATCATTTCCGGCTTCTGAAGTTGGAGATCCACCATAACCTAAGTTAGATAAACCATAAGAACCATAAGCTGCTACATTACCGCTTTCTACTCCAACACCTCTTGTTGCCGCTGTACCTAAGCCCGTAACTTGAGTCCAGTCTGGAGTGAGGTTTGGAATGCCCGAAGCAAAAGGCAGCATAAATTGCCGCTTACCTTGAGATGAGTTATAAACAAAAGGTCGGTGGTCCCAACTAAATCTAAATAAAAGATTTGCCATTATGCAGTCACCCCGTCAATTACCTGAAAAGTCAAAGTTTCTGTATGCTGACTAGTACCGCTCACCACAGCTTTGATATCCATCTGACACAGACCCAAAGGCCACGCTGCAGTACTTGCCTCTGATTTCACATTCAGCCACCCCTTTTGAGTACTCTGATTTAATACTGCACAAGTCAAGGTTGCTACAGCGGTTCCATCCAAAGTTTTAACTTGAGAAGTAAAGGTATATCCCGTTAAATCAATCGCTCGACGCACATCATTGGCTGGATATTGCAGCGCGTCATCCATATCAACGAGCTGCAAATTTAAGTTGAATGTGTCACCACGCTTAAAAACAAAATTGCTCATAAGTGATTCCTATAGACATAAAAAAACCACCGATGAGGTGGTAGTGAATAAGGCATAAAAAAACCGCTTCTTAGCGGTCATTTAATTAAAGTAATTTAAGGTTTGTAATCTAAATCAACACTTACTCCAGTAACTACATTATGTTTAGTTCCACCAAGACTATTCACATTGGCCAAACGTATATTCACATCGGAAACACATAGCTTGTTTTCGCTTTGCCACTTCTTCAGTTCAACAGACATAACATCTTCAAGATGTCTTTCCAGTTCTTGCCGTTTAATTTCGATTTCTTCTAAAGTCAGCATACATGACATATCAATTCACCTTAAACCCAATGCTCACATTATACTGAATGAAATCAGCATCTTTACCCGCATAAATAGATTGGCCATTCAAACATTCTAAGTGTTCGATTATGAAATATTCAAAATGAGCCAGCAATGCATCGCTTAGAACCGTTACGGCCTTCTCTCCAGTATGTAATCGGTCAAAGCATTGGATCATGATATTACCGGTACGGCGTGTACATGGCTTATCTGCAATGCCTGAGGTAAAACTCGGGCCACCTGCAATCGTTAAACGGCACCATACACCTTTTGTTGGAACAGTAAAGTCAGGTGCATTTGGATACTGAATCCGTTCTTGAGCAATACCCGTAAAGCTTTGCATGCGATCAATAATAGCTTGCCTTGTCTGCTCTAAAGTCATTGCCATTTTAGCCACCGTACTTTTGAGAAATAAAGTTAAACGTGAGGCCATAAATACCTTGTGGTGCTTGATCAGACCAGCCGTTTTCTAAGCGCGGTCCATAAGCTTTATTGTTCTGGATATAAACCAAATTACCTAACTTAATCTTCATTGCCTGAATCGCTGCGTCGTTAATAGGGTTTGTTTCAGGTTCACGCACGCCGAAATCAGCAGATCCAACCGAAACAATATGTGAAGCACGGTATGCTCCAGTATCAACAGGACTTAAATTAACTAAGGATTGCACAGTATCCATAACAATATGCTTCACCTGGTCTTCTGCTGCTTTAGACACATCAAAACTAAATTCAGTTGGCTTTTTCCCCTTCCATCCCATCATTCACCTCGCTTTCTTCATACATTTTAAAAAGGTCTTGAGCGATCGCCTGAATTGAATAAGCTTCAAACTCAGAGCTCGGTTCTCGTTCACCCATGAGCTTTTTAATCTTTTGCCAGACATGAACAGCTTCATGTAAAAGCAATCCATAAACTTGAATTCGGTCTTTATCCGCCGTATCACCAATTTGGACGATTGCATATGCACCATCAGAAAAAGTACTAACTTGCGCATCCGCTCCCATATCCAAAAATTGATCGGCCTTATCCATATCTTCAAATAACAAATCCATGTGTAGTTGATTTCGAGCAAGCGTGTACTGCACATGTTGAAAAGGCGAGATATACCATTCAGGAACATAATCAGGATTAACCATTTTAGCCCCTACACTTTTCGAAGCTGACATTTCCAAATAGTATTAGCTGGATCCTGTTGAATATTAATTACCCGGAATGAGCCTAAGGCAGTTAACCATTCATCTTCAATTTTTGGAGTCATAGTTACTTCATTTTGAAGCACGGTTGCCTTTTTATCCGTGGCCAGTACTCCAAGTGTTTGGATCTCATATTGACTGTATGAGCCAAACAGAACGCCACGGCCAGAATAGTTTTCTTTAACTTCAACATAAGTTTCAGTTTTAGGATCCCAATTCGTTTTAGAGATCCGCTCACATGTAAAGGTATGAATGGCATCTGCTAAATCATCATTAAATGCTTCAGCAATGTCTGCCTGAATTTCGTCACGTAAGCCCATATCATGCCCTGTAAAGTGGTATGCCAAAGCCATTAAAACTTGCATTTGGATCTTTCAAATCAAGTGAATCAATAAAATCAATTGCTATCTGTTCAAAGCTAGAGATTGCTTCAGATCCGTCTTGAAATTCTTTTTCTGACTCAACAGAATCAGCCTTAACTTTCTTACGCTTCAACTGCTGCTCTTTGCCGTTATAAATTACTTTGGCCAGAATTCCTTTGATAATTTCACAAGCCGCGTCCTTAAGAAGTGGATCAATTGGATCTGGTACAAAACCAATTCTGTTTTTCATCCACACATTTGCCAGCTTCACCAGACGAGCCTTATCACTGTCTGGTGCAAAATCGCTGCCCAAAATTGAATTTGCGTCATCTACAGTAATAAAGCTCATTGCATTATTCCTTCGGGATTAATTTAAGAAGTTCTGCTTTTGTTGCAGACGGCTTGTAACCAATGTTTTTACTAGCCAAATACTCTTTTAATTGATCATTTGACCAGTTTTCAAAATCATTAGCTGCCGTTTCTGTAGCTGGGTTTTCTGCCGCTTTTCCAGCTTCCAATTCAGCAATACGTGCCTGCATTGCAGGAATATCATTTTTAAAAGCTTCAAATTCAGTTTTTATACCGACCACTTGAGCTTCAGCATCTTTGAGAGCTTTATCTGCTAAGACTGCTGCATCTTTTAATCGTGAATTTTCAGATAACAACTCTGACTGGTTACCACCGGCCTGCTCTAAGATGGCAATTTTCTGCTTAAGCTGAGTGTTTTCTTCAACTACCTTTTCACATTCAGCTTTTGCATCATCCATCACAGCTTGAAGTTCAGGGGTAATTCCCACTGCGACATTTACTGTGGCCAAAGTCGTTTTTTGTGGCACTTCCAACTTACGAACTTCAACTGGAACTTCCAAAGATTCATAATCCTTTTGAATCTTTGGATAATTACCGTAAATAATTACCTCTTTTGCTTTCAAATTTGGGTTTTCATAATAGTCAGGGTTAGCAATAATGCCTGTCTCTAATGCAGCCGCTGCTGCAATGCGTGTATAGATAATCTTCATGGCGCTTTTCTCTTAATAATAAAAAAGAGGGCTTATTAGCCCCCTTAGGTTTTAATTTTTAGGTTTTAACCAGTTGTCGCTGTACCCGATAAATCAAGTAAGGTACCTGCTGTCATTTTGTTGCTGGTTGCATATTTGATCCAGTTAGCGCTTGAACCAAGTAATGTAAGGTCAGGATTTTCACCTTTCGATGTATCCCAACTATAACCAAGAATATCTAAGTTAAATGCACCTTCAGCACGCATACCGATTGCTAAGTTTTCTTCATCATTGATGTCATAAGCTCGGAAGCCCGGTACTTGTGATTCAGTTACAGTGACAGCGCCATACTGCAAACCAAAAGCATCGTTATCACCTACAGCGTCCGTCACCAAGACCGGCTTTCCTAAGGTTCCCGGTAAACCACCGTAGATAACGATTTCAGATTCACCATAAATTTGCTTAGTGATTGCATCATCGACAATATCGAAATATGTATCTGAGTTCATCACCCATAAGCCAATGCGGCCAAACTTATCACCAAACTTTCGCATACCACGAGTCAATGCTTTGCGGCCATCAACAACGATACTACCTTTTGCAACCATGTCTGGATTGCTAGAAATAGCAGCTTTTAAAGAAGCTAAACTGTACTCTAATCGGCCTGCAACCAATGCATCTGCAAGATCGTAACCAACAACCATAGCAAATTCTTCTGGTGTACGAGCACGGCGCTTAAATGCCTCTTCAGTTGATGCATAAGGACCATATTTATATGGGACTTTTACGCCTACAGACTCACCAGAACCAATTTTCTCTGGAACTACTTTGGCGGTTGAATTCACATCACGATGTTTGATGCTACCGCCCACTTTGTAGAATGCTTCTTTATTGAAATCACCTTCAATGATCTCATTGCGATAAACAATTGCACCATTAGAGGCTTGGTTAAATACATTCAAATTATCTTGCAAACGCTCTAAATAAGCAGTTTGAGCCAATTGATTATAGATGATCATGTCTGAATTAACTGTCGTAGTCATAACTACTTATCTCCAAATATTTAATGATTAGTTCGGTAGTTTTAGGAAGGCATCATTGCCATGTTCTTTGATGTAATCTGCTTTCTGAGAAACAGACATTTCACTGCGTTTCATTCCAGTAGGTGCTCCACCTTTGCCCCCACCTTGAAAACCGCCACCAGTTCCTTTACCACCTTTAAGAATTAAGTCTTTATGCTGGTATCCACCAACCAATGACTCTAAAGCTTCATCAACATTTGCAAGTTCACCCGGGCGGACACGTGAATAAATCTTTTCGCCGTTCGGATCATATGCAACCACCTTGCCTTCTTCGATTTTGAAGTGATGACCAAAGGTTGCCTGAACCATGTCCACAGGTACTGCAATGTTGTCTTGAATGTACTTAGAACGAGCAAAACCACCGCCGATAAGTTCTTTATGTAAAGAGGCTTCTAGAGCATCACGTTGCGCAACAATCGGGGCATATTTTTCCTCAACTGCTTTGATAGCTTCAGCTTTAACTTTCTCAACTTCACCGGCATCCACCAGCTTTTTATCATCGAGATTTTGGATTGTTTGTAATGCCTTTTTAGCTGCCGCTGGGTCTTCAATTCCTTCAAAAGCTTTTAATGCTTTTTCGGCTGCTTCTTTGGCTTCACGATGTGTTTTAGCTTCATTGTTTAAGCGTGCAATTGTTGCTACCGAGTGTGGTGCATCATGTGGCATTTCTTTGCCGTCATCATGAATATAGATCGGCTTATCACCGTCTACTTCCGCATAAACTTTACCGTCGATTGTTACTGTTTTAAGTTTCATTGGTCATCCAACCTATATATACAAAATGGGCATCCGCCCGGATTCGCCGTTAGCATCCGCTTTCGGCAGGCAATAAAAAAGCGCCCTTTAGGACGCTTCATTTCTATAAATGATTATTTACTTAAAGCTTGGCGTACAAATGCATCTTTTGCTTCAAGTAGCTTTCTTAATCCTGTGGATTTTTCAGGCCCGTCAGGAAGTTGCTCATCCATTTGCCGAGCTAAATCACCAATTGGCTTACTAACTTGCTGCAAATGTTCAGGTAAATGTTCATATTGGAAATATTGGATAATAGGGCTTGGCATTTTCTTCTCGCAAAAAAAGCACCCGAAGGTGCTATGGTTAAAAATTAAGTTCTATTTGATGAGTGCAATTGCTTTTAATCTTTCAAAAGTAAAACCATAAATTGCCATGGCTTGAAACCTTAATTTGAAGAAATGGCACCAGAATTCATTTTGTGCTCAGAATATATTGAGCATCTGACATATTGATTTGCTTTTCAGGCATTTGTAGTGCCTTTCGCTACGTTTCCTTTGCACTCCAAACCTTTTGTCTAGGTTCATCACCAACTAAGCGGATGCCTTGAGGACCACCTACATCAAATGTTGCCGTGATAGTCGCTGGACCCTCAAAAACACTACAATTCATTTTTACAGCGGTTAATCCAGCTAATGGAATACCTGTTTCCTCGTCACAAAGAGCAAGATGAGAAGATTTATCTGAAACTCTTTTAAGTACCAAATGTCTAACTTTTGATTCACTCATAAGCCAAACTCCATAAATGACAAAAGCGCCATTTGGGCGCTTATATAGGTGAAAATTGTGTCTTAAGTGAGTTTAGAATTACCTGTAATCGGCAATAATTACTCACAGTTAAATCCAGTTCCAACAAGGTCTTTTTTCAAATTTGAAACGAGATTTTGTTGTTCCTGCTGTTGTCCACTAAGATAATTTTTATCTAGAGTCTCTGCACCATCAATAGATTTATAAAGCTCTTTAGATTCCTCTAAATTGTCTTTTAAAAACGTGGTGAGGTTTAGTTTCGCCTGGGCAGCTCTACATAAATTATTTTTAGCTTCTAAACCTTGAGTAGCCTGTTTTACTTGACCAGTTGCAGGATCAAAAGAATATGCATTTGCCATTGCTGACTCCAAAGCTTCAGACAATCGATCATATTCTTTAAGATATTTTTGACTTGGTTCAGCTAAACAAGTGATGGAAATTAGGGTTAGACATACAAAAGCTATTGTTTTCATATTGTATAAATTCTGATGTTTTAAAAAATATAACATAAGAAAAATTACAGACCCAACTTTTTAAAAGCTTTTTCATCCAACTTTCTCAAATCATCTAAGCTATAGAAACGGCCTTCAGGATCAAAGAACTTATCAAAATCAAATTTCCCATCTTTATAGAGCTTAAAGCGCTTTGGCCCTAGCCACTCCCTTTGAAAGAAATCATCTGTTTTCTTAAAGAACTCTTTGAATGTGGTGTTTGCATCTAACTGTCCTATTAACTGGCTTCGCTCTTCTTTGGGGATGTCTTTAACTCTACGTTCGTCCATTACAAATGGCCGTTCGCCAACAAGTTGACCGTCCTTCTCGACCGGAACCAAGATACTGCGACAGTTAGGATGTAACGGCGGCACTCGCTTTGCCGGATCATTTATTTCCCACACTGAACCATCTAATGAAGCGCAAAGCTTAGAAGTTCGTCCATCTAAAACGCTAACAAATCGGACATATTCAAAGCCAATTTGGTTGAAGCTATTTAGATAGGCTTGATTAGCTACATGACTTCGCACAGTTCTTACCGTTCGCTCAATATCAGTTTTGGTACCATTTAAGATCCCATCTTCATAGTTAAGCCGTTTGGTACCACGAATACGCTGAACAATTTCTTGGTTAGTTTTGCCTGAATTAATACCATCTCGAATTGCATACTCAACCTTTTGACGGGCACTTTCAGCAATTCTTGAAAGCAGATCATCGACAAGAGCGCCACCTGCCAACGGAACTTTTTTAGCGGATAAGAATAGTTTTTCCCCATCAGGCTTATTAATTTTTGCTCCATAGAGCTTAGCTACGTAATTGGCCTCATAAACAGCCAGCGCCGTAGCAGAAACGGCAAAAGCTTCAGGTAATGCTAAATTAACACTGGCAAACCATTGGGCAATCAAATCCCTAATTTCCCTTAAATTTGAAGTTGTATATTTACCACCAGCTAAAGCAACTTTCTCCGACTCATTAAGCTCATCCAATAAATCCCGAAGCTTAGATAGCATCTTGCTCGTATCATCATTGAATAAAGCCAATAACTCATTTACCGTTTTTGATGAAGCACGATAAAGATAGGCCTGGTGCTGAGTGAGTACTTCAAATAGTTTTTTGATATCTGTTGCCATCTCACTCTACCTTTTGATTTAAAGTCCCATCTTGCTCTGCTTCAACATTCTGAAGCTCTTCTTCATATTTTTGTTTAGGGAACATACCTGTTTGGTTGTATTCCCACCATGATTTAAATGAAGATCGGCCTTGTAGAGCTGCTTCAAATAACTGTCGAGCTAACTCAGCTAAATAACCCTGTTTGTTAAATTCTTGACTGATTTCGAACATCAAATCATCTTTAGTTAGAACATCCACATTAGGCGTTACAAACTTAGCAGCCCATCGTAATGCTGCTGACAAGGCTTCATTCATATTAACGACACAGAGCGAAAGAACTGAATGCTGAACGGCGTCATCACTATTCGCTTCGGTAGCGGTCTTTTTACTTCCCGAGCCCTTCTCAATTAAACGCGCCCCCATCTCCTTCATTTTTTCCCACTTATCTTTCATCGCTTCCCGGGCAAGAGTATTAGGGTCGGCTTGTACAATTCCTAAACCACCATTTTCAGGTAAAGGCAAAAGTACTTTCGCTCCAATGTAGATGCCACGTTTCTTGGCTTGGTCATACCACTCCCAATTAACACCCTTCGCATAATATTGAGGTTGCCCCATATAAAAAACGGACTCTTGAAAGTCCGCACTGTCTCTGTAATGGGCTAAATTGAGATTAGCCAAAGGAAGTAATGGTGGCTTTTTAATCTCTTCTGAATTATCAATTGCACCTACAAATGTAAAAGGTATATAGGTCCAGAAATTCCCGTTGTAATCTGTTGGAAACTTCTTCTCTCCGCCAACCCAGTTACCCTTTTCACCCTTTGTGTACACCTGAACGGAATAAATATATTCCCCATTTCCCTCTTGCTCTAAACGAAGTACACGATATTGCTCTTGTTCGGTTTTACTAAATCCATCAGCACCGCGCTCAGACTTAAATTCACGTATAACCACTAAGCAAAGCTTTTTCTGGTTATCGATCATTACTGAATCCCAATTCACTACATCAAGGGCATTTAGTAAATGAATCATCGGATAGGCTTTTTGTGCTTTAAATTCCGCTAGATTACGAGCTGGCGGCACATCAGGATAATCTACATATAAAGCACAACGATAATGCTTCAATAAATGGCGAATTCCATTTTGAGCCAATTGATAAGTACTTAAACCAGCACCATTTGCATTACGTTCTAAATGAGCAAGTTCCGGAGGAAATTTAAAACTTGGATCGGTTGCAAAAGCTGCACCAACTAAACTATTTAATGTAGTCCCTGTTACTTCATAAAAGACTGCACGGGTAAGATAAGCCTCATAAGCGCTTTTATTTGCAGGTGATTTATCATGTGCATTTGGCATCGGCAAATATTTTTCACCTTTAGCCTTAACTGCATCTTCACCTTCACAAACATCATCAAGTTTTTGCCAGTATGGCAAGTTCTTAACATATTCAGCATGTTGAAAAGTTACATCACTCATCGAGCAAATCCCATATCAGCAAAGAAGGCTTCAAAACCTTCATGTAATTCATTAAACGCATCTGAAGCTGCATCCACTTGGTCGTCATGTGTGCCATTAGGAAAATGACGAAGCTCATCAATAAAATCCTTATTCCATTCACCTTTGAGCATTCGTACATTTCCTACGTTAACTTGGGCCGCAAATGGTTGTGCACGTGTAAGCTTGTCACCTGAAATTGGCTTAGCTATCACGCTATAACCCGCAAGAAGCTTCACAAATGAACTAGCTTGTGATTTACCAGCTTGACCGGGATCTTGTGGTAGACGCACAGAAACTTTTTTCCCATCTATTTTTGCTGTTTGTTCTAAGCGCTTATTCACATTGTCAGGTCCAAGCTGTCCTCTAGTTACATCGACAATGTAAGTAAAACCATCTGCGCCTAGAGCTTCTCGCACACCTACTGTAAAGTCGCCCTCATTTTCGGTAGCCCCAAAATCCCAAGCCCTAACTTGTTTCACTACATCCGCAGGCAAAGCATCAACAATTTGAATATTGTCGGGCTTAAAAAAACCGCCTGCTGGCGGTGATGGCATTTGTCGGTACTGCCCGGCAAATACATATGGTGCTGCTTGCTCCATTAGCCTCAATTTTTGGATATTGTGTTTTGCTGGCCACAGTGCGGATCCGTCTTCCTGAATAGCTGAAAGACATAGATGCTCCCACACTTCACCGTTACCACCAGCTACAGGAACGCCGTCTTTTCTATCACCTAGCAACCATCCAGCTAAATCATCTTCATGAAGTCGCTGCATAATCACAATGATCGGCGTATCTGGCGAGTTAGTACGCGATTCGAGTGTGTTCTGAAACCAATCAATTACCCCTTCTCGAATAGTTTTTGATGAAGCTTCATGTGCTTTATGTGGGTCATCAATAATAATGCAGCCACCAAAGCCTTTACGAAGTTTTCCTGCACCAAAACCAGTAATCGTACCGCCTGTACCTGTCGCATAGCAGACACCGCCTTGAGAAGTTCTCCAGAAGTCTTTAGCCTTACTATCATCACGCAATGTAAGCTCAGGAAAGACTTTTCTATACGCCTCTTCTTGTACAAGAGTTCGTATTTGGAAGGCATTATTTGCGGCAAGCATTGCCGAGTAACTGATATGAATAAACTCACAGTCTGGATTCTTACCAAAACACCAAGCCATGAAATTAATTACAGCAATTTCAGTTTTAGAATATCGTGGTGGAACGTTAATAATTAACCGCTTTATCTCTCCGCGATAAACTTTCATTAAAGCTTCGCAGATTTCTAAGTGGTGCCAATTTTGCATCCATTTATAACCACGGCGCTCCTTAAACATGTACCTTGTGAAGAAATATAAATCTTCTTGCGCCTCGATCCGGATGGCTTTATCCCGAGCCGCATCAGTACTCATCTAAGACTTCCCTCCGCGCTTTTAAGTAATCTTCCATTGGAACTGGAATTTCTGAATTAACTGTTTGGACTGGTCCGCCGTCTTTGCCTGTAATTTCTTGGCGATTAGTAAATTGACCACCAATGTCTTTAGCGGCTTGCTCAAGAATTTTTAAGGCTGTTTTGACGTTTCTAGTCTTCTCAAGTTGTCTTTGGTATTGCTTCAATCGGTAGTACTTATTAGCAATTGGAATATCAATTAAGCCTTTATCAAACTCATCTCTGGTTTTTTCAAATAGTTCGACATACTTTTTGCTTAAGTTCTTACCAGCAACCTTTGTAGGGTCATAAGTTGCAACTTGAACACGATCTATATCAACGCCAAACTCTTGTTTTACGAGTTCAGCCACTTCTTGAGGTGTATCACGACAAGCAAGAGACTGAACTATAAAGATTTTCACAGGCTCTTTTAGTGTCGCCATAACTTCCTCATCGTATAACTACGTATAACAAAATGGGCAAAAAAAAGAGCCATTAGGCTCAATTGATTACACAGTTGCCGCAGCATTTTGAAATATCAAGATTCGAAACAAACGGCGGATTTTTTGCGACTTCAATAAGTCGCTTAACATTTTTGCTTGGTCCATAACGTTTAACTACGCCAATAAACTCTTCAACGTCATGACCAGCAAGATAGTGCTTAGGAAGACCAGAACTATCGCTATAAACAATTTCTCCGTCCTCGTCTCTCATCACTCCAATGTGGTAAAGCTCATGTTCAAGTAAGTAACAGAACTCTGTATCGTTTGCACGCTCACAGAAAGAAGCGTCGACAGTTATTAAATAAGTAGGTACAAAACCAAACCAATCACGCATCTGTTGCTCTTGTCGAGCTTTACGCCAGCCACCAACATTGAACATGACTTTTTCGCACTGGCCTAACACCATAGCTTGCTTGCTTTTATATGCAGAAGAGGCCCACGCGAATGCTAAAAACTCGTCATTATCATGAAGCAGCTCAGCAATATGATCATGATCTGGATTATAAATAGGACCCCCAATAGTTAAGTAGTTGGCCACAACCCATTTCTTTAGGTCTGGTGCCGGTATTAAACGGATTGCTTCCTCTTCTTCAGCTTGGTCAATAAAATCAGTTGGTGGGAATGGTCTGATCTGATCCATTAAATATTTGCCTCTTTAAATTTTTAAGCCATTGGCTTGCGAAATGAGCTTGGATCTGTAATGGACCAGATTCATTAATCTTAAATCTTGGTGCTGCCTCTAACCGAACAACGGTATATCCCATTGATTCAGCAACATCGTAACGGTCCATACTCCACGCCTTTGTTGCCAGCTTGCCCTTTCGTCCACCTGACCAGGGACCGCCAGCAATTTCAACTAAAATACGATGTTCAATTAAATGAAAATCAAAACGCCAATGCTTTGTAGATTTAAACTGAAATTTCTTTTCGTATTTAATTTCCAGATTGTCTAAAGCTTCAGTAAATTCTTCTTCTGCCTCTAAGTACTTTTGAGTAGCTTTAGGTAGCGGTCTGGATTTAGGCTTGGTTTTAGGTTCTTTTTTCCGAGTAAGCCAAAAGTATTCTGTAGAATCCATTATTCTCACCCATAAAAAAACCGCCCTAAGGCGGTGGCTAAACTCACAGGCAATATAGTATTACTTCTTAAAAGTTGCCTTATAAAGCTTTGAATTAAAGTAATCCGTAATTTCTTTACCTTCGGTTTGAATTTTTTCCTCATTTGAAGGTAAAAAATCTAATTCAGATTTGAAGCTCATATACTCTGGAATAAATTTCTTTATAGGCGGAGGTGGTTTAGGTCCACCTTCTGTAATTTTTTCGATAAATCCAGCTAACCATAAAATATACTCACCTTCTGAATTATGAGGAGGAATCAAACTCACATCTATTTTTACTTTACATTCATCTAATTGTTTACTAAACAATTCAACAAAATCAATAAAATTATATTTTAATTTAAATTCTGTTCCCTTAATTTCTCTGCGTATACATGTCATAAGTAAGTTCATATTTTCAATACAGTCATGTGAAAACAATTCCTCATCTTTAATTTTGTTATAAATATTTTCCGCAAACATGAGATACTGTGTCATTTCAGCAGCTCCTCATTTTTATAAAGTATTTTTCTTAAGGTAGTCCTATTATAACAATGTTGCAACAAGAAATTTTCCATTTTTAGTTTAAGAAAATTTTAAAAATTATAAAAACGATTATATTCAATAAATTAGTACAAATAAAAGCTATGGAAGTTTGATCTTTCTATTGAGCTTTAAAATGGATTATTGTGTTTAAATCATCAATTTAAAAAGCTTGCCTAGTAGGCAAGCTCCCCCTTTTTTTGATATTTGCGCTGATCAATAAGGTTTAGTGTTACTTAAAGCAACACACTGATAATACTGAAATATTTAAAAATAAAAAAGCCCACTTCCTATTTTTATTCAGAAATGGGCTTAGCGAAAAAAAACGCTTAGACCTGAAATAGGAAATATCTATTCGGAAATATCTCCAACTTCATATTGGCATAATATTTAAGCACTAGCAATAGGGATTGAATTAAAAATATCAAATATTCATATTTAAATAGATAAAGATTTCTTTTTAAATAGTTTTATTTTTAGCCTACATAATTTTTTTACTTATCAAGAGTTATAAAGAATATGTGCCCATCAATAGGTAATACTTAATAAGGTCTTATGTGTAGTAACCATTAGGCTCTAGAGACTAAGAACTCAAACTGACTAAAAATAAAAAATAATTAATTTTCAATATTAATGATCATATACTGCAAAGTTAAGTATATTCCAACTTCTCCATTGTTGAGTGCCTCATATAAGTCTTCATCAACGAAATCTCCAGATTCATCATATAGCCATTTATGAATTTGAATAATTTGTATATTCCCTTTTTTGTCTATTCTTGCTATTGGGTCTATTACGGACCGAACTATCACCTTCTTCTTCGTCTTAACATCGAGCAATGTGATAATTGTCATTTTAAAATCCTTATAAATATCCTGTATAACAACTACTCTCAATCAATAAAGATTTTTATATTTAAATTACTTAAATAGCAATCTTTTCAATCTAAAAAATAAATAAAAAACACTCTAATAGTATGTGCCTATTAGAAAAGATACCTTAAATATTCTACTAGCAATAAAAAACCGCTTTAAGGGCGGTTCATCTAAAATTCACAGGTACTTAATGAAGATTTTTTTCTGTCTTTGCATCTTTCTGGGCTCACAAATTTTTCCAATAAAGTTAGTTAACCACAAAATACTTTCTTCACGATCTTCAAAATATTGGTTATGTTTACCTTAAGCTTGAACATAAAGGACTTTTCTATAGTCAATCTATAAAAAAACCACCTCAACGGTGGCATAAAATTCAAAACTTTAAAATACTTAAGCAGTAAAAACATCTAAAGTAATAAATATTACTTCATTAAACATACCTTTAGGCATGCTTGTAAGTATTGCTGATCTCCACCTATCAATGCATCTTGATACATCAGAACGTTTACCTTGCTCTATTGGCGCAATAACAATAACGAATTTACCTAAGGTTTGAAAGAACTCAGGAATATTTTCAATGTACTCACCCATTAATTGTTGCAAATGAAGAGTATCCTTGATTTTTTGAACTAATTCACGTTGAATAGAACTAGTGTAATTTTTTCTAAGTTCTTTAGTTAACTTCCTAGATAAATTTGATTGTTCAATTTCATTTATTTTAGCAGCAATTTGTTCATCACTTGCTATCAAATCACTAAACTCTAGGTATAAAAAACCCTTTACTGGATGATTATCAAAATAATCTACTGACTTAAGCTCACCTTTTTGACAATGAAGCTTTATGCCTGAATTTCCATCAATTTTATAAGCTTGACGATTAATATTAATTTCATTGTATTTAGGCATTTCATGATCAATTTTTTCTAAAAATGTACTAATACAACGCATATTACCAACCAGTTTCCAGTACCATATTATAAAAAGATTCACCTAGGTCATCTTTTATTCGTAGTAGTGATTCTTTTGGGCTCAGTTTTTCTGTTATCGATACACCATCATTAGAAAGTCTGTTAATAGCAAAATGGGACTTAACCTGCTCATCATCTAACTCATACATAATATTTTCAATATATTTAATCATATCAATACTATGAGTTGCAATTACAACATTAATGCCATTTTTACTTAACTCATAAAGACTTTCTACCATTATTTTTTGCCATGCAGGATGTAAATTAACTTCAGGCTCATCAATGAACACGAAACTACCTTTAGCAATGATATTCTTTTTGACTAAAAGGCCGATAATACCTAAATTAGTGACCCCAGTTGCAGTTAAGTTTAAATTAATATTCTTTGAACAACCTTGATCATTAAAATAAATTTCTCCAGTTTCAGAAATTACTAATTCACCAGATAAAGCTTTATTAATTTTTGCTTGAATAACATTAGAGAAATTATTTGATTCATCATTTGATTTAATGTCTAGACTAAGCAAATCCATGAGATCAAAGAAAAATTTAGGAATGCCTGAAAGTTCAGACTGGCTATTTTTAAAATGGAATAATGAATTGCCTCTAGTTCTTTTCTGAATTTCCATTAAAGGCTTTCTTAATTTCCAATAAATTGGAGACTCTACGAATACAACATTATGCAAAGATTGAAATTCCGAGATTGCATCCGTATTTAAGTTAAAATCAATATTTTCTTTATCAATTTTAATTTCACCTAAACCTTCAATTTTAAATTCTATAATCTTTTCTTTATGATCATTAGATATGAGATCTATAAGAGATAAAACTTGAAAGTTTTCTTTCAAATTATTTTTAAACTCTTCATCTAATTTTCTAGATAATATTCTTGTAGGACTTTTCACTGCATCCTTTAAAGTTTTAATTTGTTTAAGAGCTAATGCAACTCTCTCATAATAATCGGAGTACTTTTTTTTATTTTTTAACTCTTCTTGTAATTCTTGAACCAAATCTTCAATTAATTCAATTTTACCAGCTATATTTAAATTATTCGCGTGTTGTTCAAGAAGTGTTGAATTACCAAAAGTGGAATTGATAGTTCGGTCGAGGTTCGCTAACTCCTCTTCCAGATTATGGTAAATTTCGATAATTTTAGAACTTGGGTCTCTCGTGATATGAAAACCATAGTGAGAAAGGTTATATATAGAAATAAATAGTTTTTTGACTTCTATCGTTACATAGTCTTTATTAATGGTGCTAAAAAAAGTATACAAAGCTTTTGATAAAAAACTTTTACCCGAAGAATTTGTACCAGAGATCACGGTAAAAGGAGCCAGATTTACACGGGCATCCCTAATTTTACCGAAATTTTTTACTTCAACTTGAAATTTCATAAATTATGTCGAAAACACCAATCTTGCCTATAGAGGATGCTATCATAAAAGGTTTCGAATAACATTACTCTAAAATATTGCAGAACTTATTTTTTTTAGAGGAATTAAATATACTTAGGTAACTAGTAATATTTTTAAATATAAAAAATCCATTTTATACAAAAATACCACATCCCTGTGCGCACACTCAAGCGTTTTTTTCAAAAGTTTCAAACTTAAAATGAGGATTACGGCTTTTGATGTAAGCTAGGCCGCACTTTAAATCCTGTCTAATTTGATTTACTGAAGTATCGTTGCTTTGCGCAATATCACGTAATGAATTACCCATAACATGATGTGACCAAATTGCTGAAATCCATTCTTGTAAAATGTTGTCTTCGATTAATTTAATATCAATAATCAATCTATGGATTGCACGTGCCTCATTGTCATTTAACTCACAGCAAGTACCCTTACGGCGAATACATAAGCGATCTTTTAAATTTTCATCGCTCATATACATTGCTATTAATTTTTCACGTTGTTTTTGAGTGATGCGTTTTGTTGGCATCGTCTTAACAATTTTGACCATTGTTTCGGTATCGCCGTTAAGCCAAGCTCCAAGCTGGCGGCACCACTCTTCAAAACTATATTTAGACCAATCGACCGATTGTAAAATGTGTTGTACTGGCATATTCATTTTCATCCCACCAATTGCTCAATTTGTTTAATCGCCACGCCTGCTTTCACTTGCTCTGTGCTGAACCGTAAAACTGTAAAACCCATCATTGCTGCGGAGTTGTATTTCTCCATATCCCCTAAATAGCCCTTGCCTCTTGTGTGACGGCCTCCGCTCCAGATCCCGCCTTCTACCTCAATCAAAATCTTTGTACCCGTTATTAAAAAATCTGCTCTCCATTTGCGTTCAGGATGGAACTTATATTCCTGTTCAAAACTGATCTTGCATGCTTTTAAATGTGTTGCCAGAACCATTTCACCCACACTTGGTTGTCTGGCAACTTGCTTTGCTGAACGCCGCTTTTTATTTTTCTTTATCGGAAATAACTTGCGGTATTCAGCAATGCTGACTGATGACATCAAGCACCACCTTTCAGCAAATGGTCCAATTGATTAGCAAAGCAGTTATAAACTCGCGCTTTATCCTGATCACCTAAAAGGCTGGATGAATGAGCATCTTGTTTATACTTCTGAGCCAGTTTTTCAATTGACTCCCTTAGTTCAACCAGAGTGCTTTGCTTTTTACCGCTGAGTGGTTCAATTGAGCGTGATACGTGGTCAGCCATTTCTTTTTCCATCTGATCGAAGTAACTTTGACGTGCTAAATCTCTCGACTTGATTAGCTCTGGTGAAATAAGCTTTTCCATTTCACGGCGTTGCGCTTCAATCCATTTACTGTCCATTATTTAAGCCCTCTACAGTTAAAATCGCGCTCTGCAATTCATTCATCTTTTGAGTTATCAAAGCGCCTGTTCTTGGATACTTATTTCTTAATCCTCCATTCAGCATGAAATAACGCCTCATGTAAGCCTTTGCTTCTGGAAGACCACCATACGAATTAATTAATTGCTCAGCTTCACAGTGGTTGCATTTATGCATTTTCACGGTCCCCGTATATTGATTCGTAATCGCGGATGTATCGCTTTAAATCTTTTATGTGCTTGTCTCTTTTGAATGGAGCTTCAAAGTAAAGCTTCTTGCATCTTTCAATGCCGCCCCATCTGCTTACATAACCCAAAGACTCCACCAGACGCTTGAGTTCAGAAAGGTCTACAAAATACTTTTCTCGATCAGCCTTGCTAATCTCTACACTTTGACCACATTGGAACTCGAAACCTTCATTCCATTCAGTTGCGTTAGAAGGTGCTGAATCTACGATTTCCTTCGCGTATTGCAGTCCTTTATCTCTAATCAATTTAGATGCTTTCATGCATTCGCCCCATCAATTAGCTGAAGAATATTTCTAGGGATTGGCATACCCTCCCGACGGCACATCTCTGCGTATTCGTGTGGATTATCGAAAGGATCAGGGCCCAACTCTTTTATAAGCTCAGGCTCTTTTTCTTTTGCCTGAAGTTTTTGTACTGGTGCTGGTTTACGGCCATTAATCTTTAACCGTTCCATCAAAGATTTGAGATGCTTTTGAGCCTCGTCATTGCTCACAGGAACGTGTTTAGGTTCTTTGTGTTCTAGTTGTAGCGGTGGAGCGTAAAACTCTTGCTGACGACCTTTCAATTGAGCTTTAGCCACCATCACGTTGTAGGTTCCGAAGAAATTATCTTGAGCTGCTCGCATTTGGCCGGCTTCGATCAAATACATCACTTCGTCTAATGCATATTTTGTAATTTGTGTAATAACCACGGTACTGTCAGTCGTAAACTTACATGCACGTGACCAAGCTTCCTCTGGAGACATCCAACTTTCACCAATACACCAGGTGCGAAACTCAGCAAATGACGGCATAAAACGTCCACCTGCTGTAAGTAATCGAGCAAGTGCGTTGTTAAATTGGTTTTGTTGAACGCCAACCAGTGTTTTAAGTGCGATTTGCTCAACCACTGACAGAGGAATTGCGCTTTCGCCTGTTGCTGGAAATTGCTTATTGAACTGAGCAGCGTAAACAGTGCGAAGAGATGCGATTAATTGACGCACTTCGTTCAAGGTAATCTCATGCATGACCTACCTCCTCAATCATTGGAAACTTTTTTGCTGGGGTTACATCCACGATTTGAGATTCGCTCTGTTCTTCAAAAAGATTAGCGAAGTAACCCGACTCTTGTGGTTTTTGACCAGCTGAATTGATTTGCTCTTGTTTCTTGCGGTTAGCAGCAACTTGTTTCTCGTTGTTTTGAACCCAAGAGAACCACTTAACCAACCAGATGCTTGGTGTATTCAATGAACTAGATTCGTTTGCAAAGTACCAGTCACCGAAATTTTGAATCATGGTTCTCAAGTCGATTTCAGGTACAGAAACAAATCTTTGTTGAGCAAGTGAGATGAAATCGTATTGAAACTCGCTGTATTCAGAAATGAATTCACGCATTGAGTAACGCTTGTGATCATCGATCTGATACTGAGCAAATTGGATTGGTGTAAATTGCGAATTTTCTTCACGCGCATTACTACTACTATCTATATATTGGTTATCGGTTAACGGTTTATGGTTAAGGTTTTTTTGGCTTTCACTTTCAGAACCCAAAATTAACCCACTGGGTTTTTGTGGGTTTTCAGAATTAACCGAGTCGCCTTCACTTTGGTTTTCTTTTGGTTTTTCCTTACGTGGACGCCCACCTTTCTTACCATTTTCACGATTTTTATCCCCTACTTTTTGATAAGCGGCGATTTCTGAATCACAACGTTTGTTGTGAAACCCGTCTTCCTCTTCCACAAAAAACTCTTGCAGCACAATTAATACTGCATCCCTTTCTTCTTGGGTATTTGCACGTAACCGACGAAAAACCGACTGGGTTTCTTTGGGTAATGGTTTTTCATTCAAATAATAGAAATCGAGAGCACGGCGATAAAAGCACTCTTCAACTGGGCTAAGGTGCGCTGTAGCAACCATAAAGTCGCTGATATGGTGGAGATATTTATACATCAGTGACTACTCCTAATTTTACAAGACCGCGCATTTCCAACTGACGAATAATTCTTGGAGGAATAAATTCGTTGTTGATTTTGTAGCGAATACGAGACTTTTCTTTCACCTGAATTAGTTTGTGCCCATCCTCCATGAGACGGCGAACTGCTATAGCCTGCCCCCCCCCATATGGGTTAATTCTTCAAGTTGATAAAATCTTTCCTGAGCCTCAATTGCGGCATTCATAACTGAAAGTGGCATAGCTGCTAATTCTTTAGCCGAATAGATCTTTACTGGTTGTTCCAGTGGAATTACCACCTCAAGCGGTGTGGTAGAAACGGAAATATCCTGTTTTCTTTTTGCTGCATATCTCACTTTTCACCATCCTTTGGCTTAACATAACCTCCAAAAGAATCAATCAAACACGCCTTGGTTAAGCTGGTTACAATCTGCTGTGCTAACCACTGCGTTATGCGAAATTGACGAGCCATAGCCTCTGAAAATTCAACTTTGGTTACCGCTGCATTATTTTCGTCATAACCTTTGTTGCGTAAATTTTGCTTTTTCACCTCAAACAGGTGCCCAAGTACTCGCAATGCAGGTTCATAAAAAGATTGGATTTCACTTTGCTGACGAGAAACTTTGATTTGCTGTGTAAAGCTGTTCATGACACCTCCGCTAATGCTTGCTCAGCGCTTGTTAGTCGGCGTTTGGCGTTAAGTTCAGCAACTGTTGCTGTTCGTATTTCTTTTGATGAAACCAGAAACAAATGATTTTGTGATTTGATAGTCCATAAACTAGTCAGGGTTTTATTTTTGACTTCAAACAAATCATTTGATTTAAAACTTCGACACTCTTTAGTAAGTACTACAACGTCACCCACTAAAAATTCTGGCTGGTTGCGTTCGGTTGTTTGATTTGATAAATTAGTTTTATTCATTTGATTCATCTCGACTGAATGCCTATAAACCACTCCTGTTTGCGCAGGTAGTGGTTTTTTAATATCCAAGTTTTTCCTTTTGACCACTGATTTCGTCATGAAATAGGTCATCAACTGTTTCTATACGGTTCATCCAACTTTTAGACATGACTAAAAGTGCAGCAACACGTTCCTTATCAATGCTCTGGTAATCTTTAGGAACGACTTTTAATCCAAGCAAACTCAATAGCTCGCAAAACATTTCAATTTCATTCAAACCATTGTTTTTCTTATCTGTTTTAAGCCGAGTAATGGTGCTTGGATCAACTTTTAATTGTTCAGCAATCTCTTTTTGATTGCTTATATCAAGACCATGCAATATGCGGGATACGCCATTTCTGGCGCTTGCAGATATATCAACTGATAATTTGCTCATGGTTAGGTCCTAAGCATTTGAAGTAGTTCGTTTGATTGGTTCTTTGCCATTTGCCAAATCTCTGATTTGGTATTCGCGAGCTAAAGGAATCTTTTCATTTGGCCACTGGTAAACAGCAGGTGGCTCAATTCCTAATAACTTTGCTAAGCCAACACCATTGACACCAAGCAACTCATAAGCTTCCTGTTTGGTCATTTGTGCAACCTCAAAAATAAGATTTCTTAGTATTAAAACAAAGATAACTTATTTTTGCAAGATGTAAGATAACTTATATGAAGAATCTAGAAACTATGGGTCAGCGTATTCGCGCCTTACGAAGAGAAAAGAAATTAACCCAAGGCGAGTTGGCAAAAATCGTCGGGGTTAGTGCGCCTAATGTCACTGGTTGGGAGAAAGATGCTTATGCTCCTAAAGCAGACCCATTAAGCAAAATGGCCGCTTATTTCGGAGTGTCGACTTCATATATAACTAATGGAGATGAAAGCGGACCTAAGTTGGATAGCACTGTTGCGCAATTGAAAGTTCTGGATATCGAAGCTTTTAAGAAAAAATACAATATTCCCGATAGCGAAGATGCTGTTAAATTTCTTGAAATACCTGTTAAACCATTCCCCACCCAAAAAAGATATGTTCCTGTTAAGGCTTATTCAAAGATGGGCATGGATGGCTATTTCACAGATATGGGTTATGAAGGCAATGCTGGAGATGGGTATGTTCCAACTCACTCAGCAGGACCAAGAGCCTATGGTATTAAAGGCACTGGCGACTCAATGTTTCCAGCTATCCGTAATGGATGGTATGTGGTTTGTGATCCAGATGCGGAACTCGTGCCGAATGAGTTTGTTCAGGTATGCTTGAAGGATGGAAGATGCACAATTAAAGAATTTGTTGGCATAAATGGCGGGGTTTTAAGCTTGCTTTCTGTGAATGGTGGTGAGCGATTTTTCTTTGAAATGGATGAGGTAGAAAGCATTACAGCTATTACTGACATCGTACCACCAAGTCAGCACAGACAAGAACATCCTTATTCGCATTAATCACAGGAAGACTTATGGACAATTCAAAACGACCAATCAACCAGATTATTGCTCGCATCAATGATGCTGCGAAACATGGTGAAGCTTTGGTGCTAACCGCTGAAGAAGTAAAGATTCTTTCTAAAGATATTGGCGACAAAGTCTTTATTCCTGTGCTTACTAATGAGCAGGTCGTGCAGTTGGTAAAAGAAGGAAAGCTAGGCCAGAAAATTAATAACACAAAAGATTAATAAACTGTGAACCCGACACAGTCTTTTAAATGTGGGGTATATCACTTATTAGATAGTAATATTTATTGATGTTTTAGTGTGTAATGTGTAGATTGCCAATAGTTTTTATAGTAGATATTGGGATTATGCAATATGTCTAATATTGAGCAAGATACACGTTTTATTGTTAACAATAATTTGATTAACAAGGGCTGGATCTTGGACATTCAAGATCCAAACAAAAATGTCTTTTTTGAATCAGATATCTTAAGAATTGTTAATAATGAGTTTCTCAAGAAAAGTAAAAAAAGACCCGATTATGTTCTTTTCGATTCACAAAATAAGCGGCCAATCGGTGTAATTGAAACGAAATCAGGTGGAAAAAGCTTAACAAAAGCACTGGATCAGGCAACCGAATATGCTGAAATGCTTGATGCACCTTTGATATTTGCAATGAATAATGGTTTCTGCGAAACACGGCATTTGTATACCCAAAAACCATTATTTATTGATGAAAATGAGGTTAATGAATTAATAAGAGTAAATGAAGCTAAAGAGTTCATATTGCAGGAAACAAATGGTATTTATATTACACCTAAAGAAATTTTAGTCTCTCGCAAAGAGTTAATTAATGTTTTCAAGAAGTTAAATAACTCACTAAGAGGTGAAGGTTTAAGAGCTGGTATAGAAAGGCTTTCAGAATTTGCAAACATTCTTTTTTTAAAATTGTATACAGAGAATGCTAATACAGGTATTTGGAATTCTCTCAAAAGTCTCGATAATGATTTGCTAATTAATACAACTAATAACATACTACAAGATATTGATAGACAATATGGTGCTTCTGTTTTTACAAATTTACAGCTAACCAACCCTGTTGCTGTTAAAGAGATGATCAAAGAGTTGGATAAGTTAAAACTCTCATCAATAGATACCGATATTAAAGGAGATGCTTTTGAGTATTTCTTACAGCAAGCTACAGCAACTAATAATGACTTAGGAGAATATTTTACTCCACGTCACATAACTAAAACCATTGTTAACTTAGTCAACCCTAAATATGGTGAAAAGATCTATGACCCTTTTTGTGGGACAGGTGGTTTTTTAACAGAGGCATTTGATCATATAAAAGATAACACTTTAATTGCAAACAATAGTAGTGAAGAAATCAAGCTTAAACATAATACTATTTTTGGAAGAGAAATTACCTCAAATGCAAAACTCGCAAAAATGAATATGATTCTGCATGGGGATGGGCATAGTGGAATTTGCCAGATAGACACACTTCAAAACCCTATTGAATCTGAATATGATGTGGTTATAACCAACATGCCATTTTCTCAAAAAACTTCTTATTCTCACTTATATGAGAATAAGTTAGCTAAAAACGATGGTGATGGAGTATGTGTTCTACATTGCTTTAAAGCAACAAAAAAAGGAGGGCGAATGGCATTAGTAGTACCTGAAGGCTTTCTTTTTAAAGCCGCTTTAGCTCCAGTAAGGAAGTATTTATTTGAAAACGCCCAACTAAAAGCAGTAGTTTCACTTCCAAAAGAAGTTTTTCTGCCATATGCAAAAGTTAAAACCAATATACTCTACTTTACCAACTGTCATAATGGTAGAACAAATTCTGACGTTTTTTACTACAATGTGACAAATGATGGCCTAAGTTTAGATTCTTTCCGTAGAAAAATTGACGAAAATGATTTAAAAAATTTAGATTTTGCTGATTTAAATAAGAGCGACTTTGATAAATATTATAATGAATTAGGTTTCTTAAAAGTTAATCCAGAATTAATCAGAAGCAATGATTATATTTATAATTATGCTCACTATAGTAATTCACATATAAAATCAAAATTCCCAACTATAAAACTAAAAGAACTCCTATCCTTGTCTGGCAAAGTCAAAGTGGGAGAGGATACAAATATACCTATTATGAGTATCACTATGGAACATGGCTTAATTGATCAGCATGAGAAATTTAAAAAACGAGTCGCAAGTTCTGATATTTCTGGGTATAAAAAGGTTTTTAAAAATGAACTTGTAATGGGGTTCCCTATAGATGAAGGTGTTCTAGGATTTCAAAAATATTACGATGCTGCTGCCGTAAGCCCAGCATACAAAATCTTTAGATTAAAACGAGAAGTTAATGTAGAATATTTGGATTTGATTTTGAGATCTAATTCTCTAAGAAAAATATACAAAAGTAAAATGCAAGGCAGTGTAGAGAGACGACGCAGTATTCCTGATGAAATGTTTTTGAATATTGAGATCCCGAATCCTCCTGAAGAGGTTAAAGATCAAATAGTAAAACAACATAAACTAATAAAGGAAATTGAGAATAGTCTCAAGGAAAATCAAAAAAAATTGCGTCTAAAGACAGAAGCATTATGGGAACTTCCTCAAAATTACAACTAATCCCCCCTTCGAACCCACCACCACGGTGGGTTTTCTTTTGTCTATTAAAGCATATTGTTTAGTATAGTTTACAATAATTTGTAAATACCACTTTACAACAAATAATATGTAAAGTATTCTTTACTCATTCCTTAATAAAAAGCACGCTAGACCGACTAAAACCTGCGTGCTTTTACTCAAAGAGTGAGATAAGTATGAATCAAAGAATTGAAAAGTACAAGTTTAGCCAAGCCTTCAGGGATGGCTCGAAAGCTTTCATAGCTTTCTGGATTATCACCTTCATTGCATTTGCTTTCTTAAAAGGCTGTGCCGACGAGCAATACGCCAACGAACTCAAAGCAAAACAGAATATGTATGTGCGAGTGCAAGTGGAAGGAGCTAACTAATGGATACAAAATCAGTTGCAACCGTTTCAGTTGTGGTAATTGAAGCCCTAATGATGCTTGTTGAACATGAAGGCATAGAGCTTCCAAGCATCTCATTGAAGCTTAAATCTGAAGATGGTTCAAGAATTAGTTATGAAGTTGATTTCTCACACTTAGTTGAACAAACCCTTAAAGGACTTAAAGAGCTTAGTGAGGGTGAGCAAGACAAGGAGCCCTCTCATGGATAACTACAAAATCATTAATACTCACACAAATGAGATTATCAAGGCCCTTAATGACCTTGGCTATGTATGGACACCAAAGAAGTTTGATGAACAAGATTGCTTGGTAAAAGCACATTGGATTCTAGCTAAAGAGACAGGTGAAATTGCATATTCAAGTGGTACTCACATTGATTCTCCACTTGTATTTAAAGAACTCACCCTCCCTCAGCTTCGAGACCTTGTTGTGTTGAGGCGTAATGATGTGAAGGATGCGACACACAAGAACTTCAGAACAAATACCCCATACCTAAAACAAGGTGAGAATGAATACTACATGTTTAATGGCGAGTGGGTTTTGTCTAACTGCCCAAATGACCTAGAGCCAATCACCAAACCCCAAGACCCAGCCTTGATTAGCGGTGCGGAGGCGAAGCTTGCATGGGCAAATGGTGAAGCTTTGCAGATCAATAAAAAAGATACCCATTTTGGCTTTATTGATATAAGTAATGATTACTCATTGGGCGTTTTCGACAATGAGGATTATGAATTCCGCCTCAAACCCCAAACCATCAAGCTTGAACTAGAGCTGCCGAAGTCTTTTGAGCCGAAGGATGGGGAAACATACTGGCATATCTATCCATCAGCCGAGAAAGGTTATCACTTCGTTCGTTCGTTTGAAGATGATGATGTTTGGTGTCAATTCGGGGCTTGGCGCACCGAGGCAGAAGTAAAACAAGTCGTAGAGCAACTCAGAAAGATACGAGGTACTAACTCATGAATATGTTAGCCAATATCTCGTTTGATGCTGCTGTATTCACAAGCCTTGAAGTGATGAATGTAGGTGTTGAGGATGGCGTTGTTCAGTTTTCCTTGTCGGTTCAAAACGCTGAGCATATTTACATCGTTGCAAGTGTCAAAGGAATTGAGAAAAACGACACTTTCGAATATGGCGAAGGCTTGGACTATCAAGACTGGAAAGATGTGGACTACACAAGAATGACAGTCGATTCAAGTAGCCGACCACATGTCGATGACTTTGATTATGTCGATGCAGTCGAAGGTATGCCCTTTGCCCTTACTTCTACTCAAATTCAAAAGCTGAATGAGTATTTAGAAGAACTGGCAAGAGGAGAAAAAATCAATGAGTTGAGAGGGGGTGATGTCTAAACGCGCCCTACTCCACAAGTCAAGACTAGAAGCATTCAAGTCTTGGCTTATTGAAAACCAAATTCAGTATCGAGACGGCAAAGGAGATTTTCAGGTTCTACAAGTTGAAGTGAAAGGTAGGTTTTACCCAATTTATGACAGGTTTCAGGGTGACCACTTAACGACTCAAAGAGAACTCATCCCTTTAGTTAAAAGATACATAGCAAGTGAAAAGAACTAGGAGAAGATTATGAATGCGCCAGTACAACACTCAGGACAAAACCCTTTTGCAGTAGCCGCTCCTACTACTCAAGCAATGTCTACAGTTCAATCTGATAGTCAACGTGCAATTGCAGAGGTACAAGCTGCTTTAGTTATTGCTAAACAGTTCCCACGTAACCCAATTGAAGCTTATGACCGAATTATGAACGCATGCCAGCGTCCCGGTTTAGCTCAATCGGCTGTTTATTCTTATGCTCGTGGTGGTAGTTCAGTAACTGGTCCATCAATTCGACTTGCAGAAATGCTTGCTCAGAATTGGGGAAATATTCAGTACGGTATCCGTGAATTATCTTCTGAAAATGGCGAATCTACAGTTGAAGCATTTGCTTGGGATGTTGAAACAAATACCCGTCAAACAAAGGTTTTTCAGGTTCCACATATTCGTTATACACGCAATGGATCTAAAAAATTAACAGATCCACGCGATATTTATGAATTGGTTGCAAACAATGGTGCCCGTCGTCTACGTGCATGCATCTTAGGTGTAATACCCGGTGATGTTATTGATGATGCAGTTAATCAGTGTGAAAAGACAATCCATGCAAGTGCTGATACTTCACCAGAAGCTGTGCAAAAACTTGTTGTAGCCTTTGAGCAATTTAATGTCACCAAGAAAGACATTGAAGATTACATTCAGCGTCGTCTTGATGCTATTACAGCAGCCAATATCGTTGCGCTTCGCAAGATTTTCACTAGCTTACGTGATGGCATGAGTTCACCTAAAGACTGGTTTAAAAATGTCACTGTGAAGGAAGTTGGAGAAGTCCAGGAAGTTAAACCAACTGTACCAGACAATGAGTTCCCGGTTCTCTTAGAGCAGATCAAAGCCGATGCAGTTACTAAAGAATATGTATTAGAAGGCTATGCACTTACTAATGCACAAATAGCTGAGGTAAATGCACTATGAAGCTATTCCGATGCTCAAGCCTACATAAACTTGTAGGCGACCCTAAAACTAAAGGCTCAGTTCTTAGCGATACAGCTAAGACTGAGATCAGAACAATTGTTAAGGAGGACTTGACCACGTTCAAGTCTTTCAAAGGCAACCAGTACACGGCTAAAGGTAATGCGCTTGAAGAAATTGCAATTAGCCTGTCTGGCAAGATTCGTTTTCGCCAGTATGTAAAACATGAAGGCCGTTTGGAAAATGAATTAATTACTGGTGAATGCGACATTCTTGATCTGAATAACAAGTTGATCATCGACACTAAATGCACTTGGGATATTGGCACTCACCCTTTCTTTAAAGATGAGGCAGAAGAAAAGGCAAAGAAGGCTGGTTACGACTGGCAGATGCAAGGCTACATGTGGCTTTACGACTGTGAGCAAGCAATGGTCGATTTCTGGTTATTCCCTTGCCCTATCGAGCTTACAAATGATTGGGATGATAGAGAGCAGCTAATTGATTTAGTTGAGCGAATCGATTTAAGAGAACGATTAACAACTGTCACCTACAAACGTGACGAAGCAATGATCCAAAAGTTTAAAGACAAAATTCCACATGCTCAAGAGTACTACGCAAAGTTATATCAAGAGCGCATTAAAGCGAAGGTGGCAGCATGACAGATTTGAATAAGGAAAGAGAGGCTTTTCTGAATGCCTTCCAATATTACAAAGGAAGAAGAGACATTATTTTTAGTCATGAGCATGAACTGTTTATGACTAGATCAAACAATCCTTCTGAAGTTGCTCAAAAAGAAATAAGCAACATGAATAGCCGTTGGGATGCTTGGCTTAGATGTGCAAAGCATCGTGATGCAGAGCTAGAAAAAGCCAAAGCTCAGGCGGTGCAACAATCTTTTGAGATTGGTCGTCTTCAAGATCGAATCACTGAATTGCTTGATGAAAGACAAGATTTGTATGCACAGATTAATAATGATCAGGCGGTGCCAGATACTCAACAAAAGCTTACAGATACATATTATTTGGAAGGCTCAGATTATGTAGTTGATTGCCCTTTCGAATATGACATTGAAATAGATAAGGGAGAAGTGCTTGAGTTGCAAAAATGGCAACGTACTGAGTCAACAAAAGTATATTTTGCAAATATCTATAAAGATGAAGATAACTTTGAAATTCTTCAATTCGCTTCAAAAGCCGAAGCTGAAAATGCAGTTGCAGAAAACTTGAAGTTTTTAGAAGCAAGCGAATCGGGAGCAGAACAATGAGCATAACTCTTAATGGTCACCAATTAAAAAGCCTTCTCGAATTTGTAAATCCAGATGGTGAAAATGATTTAGATCAACTTGAAACTGAACTAACTATTAAATTTTTTGAAGATGGGCACAGTGGCAAAGGCTATTACTTTTGGATGACCGAATATCCAGAGGAAGGCAGCATGTTGTTGGATGTTGAATCGGGAGCTGAGGGATGAGTGAAAAATACAGTTTTCTATTATTGGTTATGGCTATTTTTGGAATTGCATTAGTACGAACTGGTAAATATACCGATAGTTTTGTATATGCAGTTTCAATAGCTTATCTGGTGCTTTTTGTTCTGACTCACTTCAAGCCGATCGTTATCAATAACAATGATTTTTCAGGCTCAAAAGTGAGTTTGGAAGTAGATAAAGAAAGAGGAAAGTAAGGAGGGGTGAAATGACAGCGATTGCAAATATTGGTAGTAACTTTGTTGTAGCGTTACCACCTTCAGATATTTGGCTAAATGATTCTCAAGCTGCTGAGTTCTTGGGATATCGAGATGTACACTTTAAGGCAGCGGTTTGCTGCCTACCAACCTTCCCTAAACCGCGCTATGTTATTAAGTGCGGTCAAGGAAGACGCTGGAACTTGGCAGAGCTATCAAACTGGTTGAATGAACAATCAGATGATGAGCCAAAGAAAGGAAGACCACGCAAACGGGGCTAATCTAGCCTCGTTGCAATTTCACTTGCAGTAGCATTGTAATAGACCATCAAGCTTCTTAAGTCTTTATGCCCAATCATACGGGCCAAGTCTAAAACTTCTAATTTCCTTGCAAGGCGTGTACAAGCCTCATGGCGTGTATCATGGAAATGCAAATCAGTGATTTGACATCTATCTCTTAATTTACGCCAAAGCGTATCAAAGCTTTGGGAATTACAAGTAAAGACCTGCTTTTTATCAAGACCTTTTAATAAAGTAAGCAACTCAACTGCACGCTTAGATAGTGGTACATTTCGTTTAGTACCATTCTTTGTTTCATTTAAAACTAAATATCTATCTTTTAAATAAACACGATCCCAAGTCAAGCCAACAATCTCACCAGCACGCATTGCCGTTTCAATTGCAAAGAGAAAGGCAATTATAATTTGCTGAGTTGAGTTTACTGGTACATTGTTATCCCAATTTGCTGCAAGACATAATCTATCAATCTCATCCTGAGCAATTCGTCTATCTCGGTGCTTTGATGGTGGCGGTAAAGTCAAGTCGGCCATTGGAGACTCTTTAATCCACTTCCATTCTTTCCGGGCAACAGTAAATAAAGAAGCTAAAATATTTGCTTCACGCCGGACAGTAGCACCCTGCACTTCTTTTAATCGGGAGTCGCGCCATTGCACTAAATCGTCAGTTGTGACTTTGGCCAATTGTTTTTGACATAGCTTTTTATACTCACGCTTAAAGAAAGCCATTCGCTTGACTTCATTCTCATGAGTTTTCTTTTTAACACTCACTTCACTTAAGTAGCGTTCAATAGCTTCTAAAAAAGAGTGATCTGGTAATTTGCCATGCGATTGTTCGCGTAACTGAGTCTCGCGTTTAGATGCCCAAGCCCTAGCCTGAGCTTTTGTATCAAAGGTTGAACTTTCGCGAATTCCGTTTACACTTATCTCGGCTCGCCATGTATTGTTGCGTTGTCTAAATGAAGCCAT